CGCGAATTTATTGTCTCCGATGCCGATCAGTGAATCCAATATGTCATCTATTTCAAAATGGATCACCGTCTTGCTCAACGGCAATTCGGAGCGGTCGAGCATCGGCCCCGGAAACTCCATGACGACCTGATACGTGTCGTTGAAGTTGGAATCGGCGTACGCCTTTATTTCACGGACGAGTGATTCCAGCCAAATTTCAGGATCGTAGCTCATGGAAGTCTGCGGCCTAACATCGGGCCACCGTAGCTTGCACCGCCACTTTTGTTGCCCACGTCCGTATTCGGCAATTCATCCCAGGCGGCAAAGAGCGAATGGGAATCGGACATGGGCTGGATCATCTGCGAGAAGCCCTCGCCGCGCCCGTGGTTCTTCGGTGAGTACATGATCGAGGCCCACACCCGGTGGTAGACACGGGTGCGCATACAGAATTCCAGCGTCTTCAGCAGCGAGAGCTTTCTAACCGGCCTGCGGATTCTCCTTGCCGGGACACGACGAGCGCCGCCGAAGCCGACACGGGAGATTCCAAACTCGATGAAATACGCCTCGCGGGAGTCGTTGTAGAGCATCCAGACGGCCGGACGCAGTTGCTTCACCTTCCAGCTTACGTAATAGCGTCCTGTAATTCTCCGGATTCCCTGATCGGGAGTCCGCCAGGCAAGCTCGGATGCCCTGCCGCTAGGATCGCTCGGCCCGAATGCCATCTTGCGCGCATAGCCCTGGTTGACGAGCGCCATGTGGAAGCACAATTCGTTCATGTAGTAGCGGAGCTTCCACGGCGCTTCCGACTCGGCCCATTGAATTGCACCTTCCAGGGAATTTATGGTACCGATAGTCGGCTCGAAAAACGAGCGTCCTGCCTGATACTTGACTAGACGGGCCAATTTACCCCCGGCTCTGTAATTACCTCAATTGACCGCTTCCAAGTGCGCTGACCGACGCCATCATAGGCTCCTCCCCCAGTAGACGCAACCCGCATTCCCAGTGGTGGTAGGGATTCCCATCGGCCGGATCGGGGAGCAGATTTGAATTCGTAATGAAAAACTTGCTGCCCGCGTATTGCACCCACTCGTCGCCGTGCTGCGACCAATCCGCGAAGTCAACATTTTGGCCACCCCAGGAGCACGGAAATATCCCGATGTGATCGTCGGCCTCGATCTGCCCGAACATCTGCCAGATGAATTCCGTCGAGAGCCTTGTTGCCCTAGTGGACTGCGCAGGCTGGACGAACCCCTTGATTCCGAATTCCACGGGAGCAGACAATTGCCCTACCTCGTTGCAGACCGGAGCGAGCGGAGTAGCGTCGTGCCACTCCGGATCACGGAAGCCCTCGGGGGTGAGGCAAGGGCAGTCCTGCTTGCCGCCCTCGCGGTGATAAATTACGTCGGAGCCGTGAGTGCTGACGAGACTGTGAAATTGCTGAATGGTGCTCATCCGGAGAACCCCACCATCTGCGTGACTGCCTCGTCACCCGCACTCGTCATCATCGCGATGCTGCGGGAAAGATCGACGCCGAGAATCTTCGTCGTCAGTGAGCCGGTCGAAATCTTGTAGCCACCGGCAACGCCGATTTCCTCGGCCAGCAGGATCACGCTGTAATTCCGGTTAAGCTCGATCCCTGCCGCCTTCAGCAGCCGGTCGATATCGTCCCAGGCCGCTTTCGTCGCTCCCGTGCCCGCGTCCATCGAGACAAGGCCGGAAGTCCACTTGTTCGAACCGGACACGGCTGTTGTGACGATTCGCGAGATGTAGCTGCGGGCCATCGTGAAATACGTGAGGCCGCTCATCTCTCGCGGAGTCACCGTCGCTAGATCGATTGTGTACGGATCGGCCACGTTGAAATATTCTGAAATTGCTGTCTCCGCTTCCTGGCCGACGATGATGTGGTTGAGACTGGGATCGCGGAGAAGCACGCGGTTGACGACTTCGCTGACGAGCGTTGTCGAGCCACCTTGCAGCGGAGCCGAAAGATCGCCCGTGACGTTTGCCGTGTTCTCCCAAGCAATTGCAAACCAGTCGTAGATCGACGTGGCGAGCGCAGTCGTGTAGCGGGTGATCCAGTTCGGGTACGCCCCGATTGCCTGTGTGCTGTCGATTTCAGTGAACGTGCCTGTCTGCGACGGAGACTCGTAGACGTGGAGCGCCAGCAAATCAGGCTCGTCCGGTGGAATGAATTCTAGTGCAACTGAGACAGCCATTCAGCCTCCTCGACTCATGTTAGGACGGCACCCTTCCAGACCCCACCGATACGAACCCAAATTTTCGAAGCAGTCGTGTCAATCACAATTGTCCCGTTCGGCGGCGGCGTTGCCCAATCGGCATCCACGGGTGTTCCAGCCTTCGTCTTCGTCTGAACGCCGAGCGTAGCAATGAGAAGATCGTCGGTCGAAAGCCTGTCGGCTGCCGATCTGTACAAATTAGTGTCGAAGGCATTGCCGAAATAGAGCTTGCCGTCAGCGTCCAAGTCGATGATGTTCGGCGTGTTGTAGTTGGCAGTCACGTTACGGTCGGCGTAAATCCCCGCGTTGCCCAAATGAAATGTCTGAGCTTGCTCGCGATAGAGAGAAATATCGGGCGCAGTAGCTCCACCCGGCCCCCATTCTATTCTGCCTGACCCAAATACACGCCATGAGGGTTGCGCATCTCCCGCAGCAAGTTTATTTGAAATGATGCGAGTGCCAGTAGGAATTACGGTATCGCCGGGAACCCCAGGCGGGCCTTGTGGGCCAGGTGGGCCTTGTGGAGCTTCACGTACAAGGTTTACCTGCACTCGCGCCTTGTGTGGCCCGGTCGTAGTCCCGGAATCAAGAGTCGCAACAATTGTTGAATACCCGGTCGGCCCAGCTACCGTATTGGTCGCTGATGTAATTGTACACGTCCAAGTATCCCCTGAATCATCGCGCAGCATGAGCGAATCACCGACATTGACAGTGGCCGACGACCAATCAAGGCCGTCCGCATCGGTGTGGTGAATGTAGAACGTGACCGGATCACCGATCAGAACCGTTGCAGGCGTAGAGCGCAATTGCCCGCTGCTCGGTGGCGGGGTGGTTGTATTGATGTAATTCCAGAACCCCGACAGAACCGCTCCTCCTGCTGGCCCTTGTGGGCCTGCCGGGCCGGTAGCACCAGTAGCGCCAGTAGCGCCCGTCGGCCCAGGAGGGCCAGGAGGCCCAGGCGGGCCAATTACTACATCGGTCATTGATCCGGATTCCACAACACTTACCTCCGAAATCGTCCCTGATCCGGGAGGAGCACTAGCAGTGAGCAAACCGATATCGGGTTGGTTTGCGTCTGTAATTTTGCTGTCGAGCATTATCTCTGATCCCCCAGTACGGCCGTCAGCCGTGTCACATCGACTCCATCGACGGCGGTGAGCATTGGAACCTTACCGGCAGGAGCTTGGCCGTGCTTGACGACCTTTTCGAATTCCAGCGTTGTGCTGTTCGTATCGAAGACCGCGAAGAGCAGCAGACCGAGAGTTGCACTCTCTACGGCCGACGAGCGATCCGAGAGTGAAATCCCGATCCGCTGCCCCTCGACGCTTGCTCCGGAGTCCGTCCGGACAACCGTGTATGTAATTTCAGCGATTTCAGCCGTCGAGGCGTTCTGGTCGGCCGTCTGGCGCAAAGCCCCCAATCCGGCTGCCTCGAAATCGGTGCCGGTATCGCTGGAAGCCACTGTAACGGCCGTAGAGGCGCTGTCAGCCCCCGACCCAGCATCCAGGGTGGGTTGGAGCGAGAAGGCCGTAGAAGCGCTCTCAGAGGCTCCCAGTCCGGCGTCGGCAACCGGGATTCTGAGCGACACGATTTCAGGCATGTCGTAGCCATTGGAGTCGGTAGCGGAAACAGACACCTTCGTGACCGCTGCAACCTCGGATGCCGTCGCATAGTCGTTCGTGAAAATTTGAAGCGGCAGAATCTTCGCCTGGTCTTCGTACGTCGGCCCGTTCTGATCCACGCTTGCGAGCACGGCCTTGACCGCCTCGACCGAGAACGTCGTGCCGCTATCCTGATCGGCTCTGAATTCCGGCTGGATATAGAACGTTGCGCTCTCTGTGACTGCCCCGTTTGCATCCGTCGTCCGGAATGCAATCGCTGCGATTTCGGAGATTCCAGCCTGCTCGCTGTCTCCGAGCTTCAGTGCAATTATTTCGGTGACTGCTCCGTTTACGTCCGACGCTGAAATCGGGACGATCTGAATGACGCGGGATGCGCTCTCCGTCGTCGCCCCATTCGAATCGGAACTGAAGCGAATCTGGCCCGCAGCCTCGACGATGCCGCCGTTGTAATCCAGGTCGGAAACTTTTGCGCTCAGCGCAGTGGCTTCAACTATGCCGCTGTTTACGTCGGCCGTCGCCTGCGTAATCCGGGTTGTCTCGGAGACAGTCCCGGCATCCGCAGTTGTAATTATGATGCTGCTGACGACTTCGGTGATCGTTCCGCTGTCGGCCGAAGTCTTGGCGAGCGTTACTGCTTCCGTGATCGTCCCGGCATCGCTTCCTGCAAGCTGTGCAGTGAGTACGGAATTCTCCGTAGTCGGCCCACTTACATCGGTCGTGCTGCGGATCGATCCGGCGACTGCGTACTCGACAAGCTGTGGCAGCGGTGCAGGCGCAGTTGTGATCGAGTTGTACGTCGGGTATGCCGTTAAAATTCCAGTGTAAGCCTGGAACATCTGCGGGAACGCTGCATATGTATCGACCGCACCCGGCTCGTAGACGATCAGGCTGAAATAGAGACTCGTCTGCTCGCTGGCGCTACCGCTGTCGCCACTGAGGACGCCGACTTTCAGAATAATTTCAGTAACAGCGCCGTTGGAGTCGGTGACGAGAACCGGGCTTGTGATCCCAGTCGTTTCGGTCGTCACTCCATTCGTGTCGGCAGTGGCAAAGGCAATGTTTCCGATTTCGGACGTAGCACCGTTCGCATCGCTGAGCACCAGGCGAAGCGACGTGATTTCAGAAGTCGTCCCGTTCGCATCGCTGACGATCTGAGCGAGCGAGATAATTTCAGAGGTAGCCCCGTTCTGATCGGACGTGACGCCGAGCCTGATTGCGGCTACTTCAGAAGTCGTCCCATTCGTGTCGGCGGTGACCTGTTGCAGCGAGGCAATCTCGCTGAGACTGTTTGTGTCACTGACGACTTGCGCCAGTGAAATAATTTCAGAGACAGTCCCGTTCTGATCCGCCGCGCTGACTCTAACGAACGCAACCTCGGTTGTCGTACCGTTGGCATCGCTGACGGACGTGCGAATTGCTGCAACTTCAGTTTCAGGCCCAGTCGGATCGTTATCCGTGAGTTGCGCAACGAGAGTCGGAGTCTCGGTCGTCGGCCCATTAACGTCTGCACCCGTCTGCCCAAATTTGATTATCGCAACTTCGGAAAGCTGCGGCAGTGGTGCAGGGCCAGATGCAATCGCGCTGTACGTCGGATACGAGCCAAGAACCTGATTGTACGACGTAAATTTTATGGGGAAGTCCGAATACTGCTGGACTGCCCCAGGCTCGTAGACGACGAACTTGAAGCCTGAAATTACATCTGTGCCGGTTCCAGAGTCAGAACTGGATTTCGGGATACTGGCCTGAAACGGCCCTTGTCCCGGATACGACCACCCGAATGCATTTCCGGCATACATAAATTACGGCGCTGCGGGTGGTGCTCCCACAAGCTCAGGTGGTGTACCAGCACTGCCGGTGGCATGCTGCTGAATATTCACGGTAGCAAAGTCCACTGTCGGATCACCACCGACCGCTGCGAGTATCCGCTGTGCAGCACCGTCAGCTGGATAGTTAAATTTCTCACCATCACCGATGATGATCGTCGTTTCGACTCGCATTTATCCTCCTTTAACCGTCAGCCGGATAAGTAATTCCATTGAGACTCATCCAAGCACCTGAAGGAAGCCCGCCCTGTGCTCGTAGGTTACCTGTGTAATCAATACGAAATGTTTCCATGTTTCCCAACGCAGCAGCAGCCGGAGAAACGGCAGTAAAAAAAATCAAGTCATAGGGACTACCCGTGCGATAGCCAGCGGGTGCATTGTAAATTTGCAGATTGTTACTAACGGCGTTTATCGTGATCAGGCCACGGAAGTAGACAGCCCCTCCCACCTTGCATATCTGCGCTGGGCCATACGGGCCACCATAATGAGCTGAATTTGTCAAGCTCAAGTTTGTCCAACCCGTGTCCTGCGTGATCTTCCACGGCTGCCACGTACCGCTGTCCATGCGCCGTTCTGCCTTTTTGTCCTGCGCGATAACCGCATAGGCAAATTGTCTGATCTGGCCGGAGTCGTAGACCAGAACAAGCATCTGCCAATAACCGCTATCCGGTGCGTTTGTAGAACCAGAATTGAGTCGATACCAACCCGGATTTGTTGCCAGGTTACAATCTGAAATTGCAGTCGGTATATACTGCAACGTCGAAGGTAGATCGGCGTAACCGATGGAATTCCAGATAGCTGCTCCCCCGCTACCCTTGATCCACTGTCCGTTTACAACCGGAGTAGGAACACCAATTCCAGGTGGCCCAGGCACTCCACCCATGAGAGCCATCCACATTACAGGCGAACTATCACCATAGGAATTGATGTTCAGCGCGCCGCCACTTGTCTGGTATATCCAACTAACGATGTAGTCGCCAACTTTCAGATCAACGACTGTCGAAACAACTTGACGCATTTCGCCACCACCAGACGCAACCAATTCCATCGTATCGGTTACGCGCGTCCCATTTACCTCCATATAAAGCTCGCGATAACCACTCGCGTTGGAAGCCCACATGATCGCGCAGCCGATTTCGTATCTACCGGCCACTTGACATGTAAGTCTAGTCGGAGTGGATGCTGACCATGCACCGCCATAGTCAAATTTGGCTGTGTTGTACGTGATAGCGAGAGTTGCACCACTACCCATTGATTGAGCAGCGTTGTTCCAGACTTTTGTGGCTGGTTGGCTTGGGAGTGGGCCACCAAGCCCAAAGCCCATCGGCACCCAATCAGTTGTAGCGGGATCAGGAATTACACTCATGCGACCGCTACCGGCGTTACAACAAGCAACCGTCGCTTAGCAACGGTGCCTGCCGCTGTTGAGTATGTCCAGAAGCGAATTACATTGCCAGCCGATTGACCTGCTCGCGCATGGCTTGTACCACCACCATCGTTGCCACCTTGGGTCAAACGCCGCGCTGATCCGTAATAGGCGCTACCTGTACTTGCAAGCCCAGCGCCGTGCCAAAGATCGCAGCCAGCCGGAGCCGAGGCCGTCCAGTCAACAAAAGTTTCCAAGGTATAGAGGCCAGCACGCGGGACGGTGAATTGTGGATTTGGTGCCATGTTCCAGTTTTGCGGCACCGTGAAATCGGCGGTATCAAATACCTCTGCCGGTGCGCCGCCGACGTACTCCCACTTGTTGGCATCACCAGTATGTCCGGCGTTGTAGCGAAATCTCCATTGGTACGTGGGTGCCGTAGTCGAGTCAACAAGGATCGCTTCCTGACCGTCTGCCGGTGATGGTGGCAACGTTGTCCCGTAGTTGAGGTTTGCGGCTAATCCTGGTGGGCCTTGCATCCCACCAACGAGAGCCATCGAAAATTCGACTGCATAACGCTTGTTTGCATCTCCCGTTTCAGTATTTACGTTTGCACCACTATCCTGCCCATATGTCAATTCCACATAGTCGCCAGCGTTCAGATAGTGAACTGAGAATGCAGCGGCATGAGGCGCAGTTGAAGCAACAGGAGCGAAACCAGCAGGGCCACCTTCGGAGATATACATGCTCCCGTTGAGCCTAATTCCACACATCCTGTACGAACCAACCGCAGCGGTTGCCGCTGCAAGCTGTACTTGCCCCCAAATTACATATGTGCCAGCAACTTGAGCAGTCAGTCTTGTAGGATTATTGATATTCCAGTGTGCGGCAGGCCCGTAGTCGTAGCGAACCGTATCGAATGAAATTACTTGCCAAGCTGAACCGACAGATTGCGCCGTGCTGCGATAGACGCGCACAGACGGTTGGACGACTAGATTGCCTGGTGCCCAAGGTGTGGGAGCCTTGTTTGTGGGACGCACACAGATATACGTGACACCCTGATAGACAACTACATCACCGTCGTAGTAGTTGCCCGCTGCCCATGCACCCTGGTAGCGCAAGTCCATGCCGCCGTTCAAATTCCACATCGGCACCCAAGGAGTCGTTGCGGGATTCGGTGTGCTCATGCGACTTTCATCGGGGTTACTTGCAACGATTTCATAGAACAGAAATAGCCCCCTGTAGCGATGACTGTCCCAATCATCAAAGAAGTCTGTACTCCCGCCGCCGACTGCGTAGTGACGTATTCCTCGTGCAAATGCCCACCCTTGCCTTGCTCCAAGGAAATGTAATGCTGACCACCCCAGAGGTTCGCAAAGCCTATGTAGGGCTGAGCATTAGCGGTTCCGGTGTTGTTGAAAACACGAATACTTCCCGTTACAAGATACTGACCGGCCCGAGGAAGCGTGAAATTGATCGGTGGTGAAAAGTAGTACCAAGTACCAGTTGCCGCAAGGTTCACCGATGCGTCCGACATATCGTTGACAACACCTGGGGTACCACCTACAAACTCCCACTTGTAAGCACTCGTTGACCCCAAGTTGTAACGAAATTCCCACTGGTACGTGGGATTTGTAATCGAGTCTACGAGGATGGCTAGCTGCCCATCTGTGGGCGATGCAGGTAGGCTTGTGCCGTATGGGATTGTGAATGGTGCTGCTGGTGGTGATACGCCACCGGGCCAAGCCGAAGGAGCTACCGCTGTCGGTGACGTACAGAGGTAGGCGATGCCGTTGTAGACGACGATCTGGCCGTCCACATAATTTCCCGCCGCCCAGTCACCGCCGTAGATCAACTGATTTTCAACATCCGTCAGCGTCTTGGCCGTGATCGTCGCTGCAACTTGATCACCGATGATCACCGTCCGCGCGCTCGATCCCTCCTGTGCCCGCGCAAGCGTCAGCGTATCCGTTGAAATCGCAGTGCAGCGGGCAATCTCGGCGTTCGTCGTCAGCGGGATGACGCCGATGGGCCAGATCGTGACGTTGAACGGAGGCGTCGGGAATTTCACGCCGTCACCGGCTGCAACGACGAGACTCGTTCCGCTCACGCCTGGTGACGGAGCCGTCGCGACGGTCGAATAAGCGAAATTCTTGTGCGCGTCGGGCACTAGACCTTCTCGTAGCTGACTTCCAGGTCGTCTGCGGCGATGCCGAATGGCGAGACAACACCATCCTCGACGTAGTAGTCACCCGGAAGAACGATGATTCCAGGTGAAATTTCTTTCGGCTCCTTCGACTTGTTCTGCTTCACTTCGACGGTCGCGTCGGCCATCAGATCTTCTTTCTGCTTTTCGTGATCCTTGATCAGACGAGCCTTGTGCTCGACGTGCTCATCCCTCATCTGCTGGATGCGTTCTTCGTGCATGCGATCCATGTCTTTCAGAAATTCGGCGTACTGCTCCGTCAGATGGTCGATCTGGTGTTGCTTCATCTGTGCGGCAAATTTGTTTTTGTACTTAGGCATCGGCCCTCCGAGGGCGGAATGACAAGCCGAGCGCGACCCCTCCGAGAATGAACGCAGCATGGTGGCCTGGTTCAGAAATTTCATCGAGCGCGAAACCGGACACGATCAAGGCGGTTGCTGCCAACCACCAGATGACGCGCAACGTAGTCACGAATCGAAGTGTATGAGTCATTTCTCCCTCCTAGATCGCCCTGATGATCTTGTTGACGATAATTGTCGGCTGCATGTTCAAATGCGAGCCGCCGCCTCCTTGTGCCGTGACGCCGTGATTGTGGTTCGCTGAAATCCATCCCGTACCGATGGTGTGCGTGTGATCGGCCGAGAACCAGTTCACGTACTGGCCCGTGGTCGCAGCATCCACCGATTTATCCAAGACCTGCTGCTGCTGATCGGTCGAACCTGGGTAGCCCGAGTTGTTCCAGCCCCTTCCGTACGTGATGTTGTGGGCGTGTCCAGGGTCGCCAATTCCATGCGAGTGATCGGCCGAGATGTAGCCGGTGTTGGCAGTGTGAGTGTGGTCGGCACTTTGCCAACCCGTGCCACTATGGTCGTGCGACGGAATCGCGGCTACTGCGAGCGTAACACCTTCATTACCCACAGCGGCTCCGAGTACAGTCCCTGCCGTACCTGAAATTGCGGCTGTAATACGACCAGCGGCGGTGCCTCCCATGTCGTCTTTACCTGCTGAGACTCGTCCTCGTTTGTCAGCGAGGTTGAAAGTGGTTGCATTGTCTCCGTTCCCATGTGGATAGCTCGCAGCGGACGCCAACGCATGCAGAGCCGGATAGCCCGCTCTTGAAATCGCCTGTCCGTATTGCAGAAGCGCCCAGCTTGGAATCTGTGCCGCTCCATAATCCCACTCCGACGAGGCTCCAACCGGAATTCCTGGGATTTTCGCATCAACGTCGTTCGCCAGGTTTTTCAGATCGTTTGGAATGTTCGGCGGATCGGCCAACTCCGGGTAGCGAAGCGCGTAGGCAGCCGTCGTTCCCATTACAGTGCCCGCACGATCTTGTTGACGAGAATCGTCGGCCCGGTATTCAGATGCACGCCACCGCCACCCTGGGCATTTACAGCATGGGTGTGGTTTGCAGACGCACCGCCTGAATTCCAACCGTGATAGTGATCGACCGACGATCCGCCCGTGTAAGTGCCCGTACCTGCGCTCGCCGTTGCCTGATTCATTGCCCCGTTAGGGTTCGACGTTTGGGCTGGATTTCCAACCTGCTGAAGCCAGCCTCTCCCGTATCTGACGTTGTGGCCGTGTGCCGGATCGCCAAAAGTGTGCGTGTGGTTGGAATTGACCGTTCCCGACGTACCGTTGTGAGTGTGGTCGGAACTGACCGTACCCGTGACACTGCTGTGATCATGTGATGGAATTTGAGCTACCGCCAGCGTCACACCTTCGTTTCCAACTGCGGCTCCGAGAACCGTTCCTGCGGTTCCTGAAATCGCCGCTGTAATTCTCGATGCAGCAGTCCCGCCCATATCGTCTTTCCCGGCAGAAGCACGACCACGCTTGTCGGCAATGTTGAACGTCGTTGAGCCATCACCTGAGCCGTGTGGATAACTCGCGGCTGAGGCAAGAGCAGCAAGAGCCGCGTACGTCGTCCTCGATACTGCCTGACCGTACTGCAACAAGGCCCAACTTGGAATTTGTGCTGCGCCGTAGTCGTATTCCAGCGAGTAGCCAATGGGAATGACGATTACCTTGCCGTCGATATCCTGCGCCAAATTTTTCAAATCCGGTTGCACGTTCGGAACGTCGGTCGGCTCTGGATACCTCAAAGCGTAGAGCGTCGTCGTGCCCATTAGAGCACCCTCACGAATTTATTACAGATGATCGTGGGCTGAGTATTGAGATGCGCTCCACCACCACCTTGCGCTGTAATTCCGTGGTAGTGATTCTGATTGACGCCGCCCGTGGTGAGGCCGTGAAGGTGGTTCTGGTTTACACCGCCCGTGTACTGGCCGGTGCCACCACTATACGTCGCAATTACACCACCCCAGGGCTGATCAGTCGCGGCGACGTAGCCGTAGTCGTAATCGCCCAAGTAGTACAAGACGTTATGAGCGTGACCCGGATCGGGGTTGCCGCCGTGGGTATGGTCGGCCGATTGACCGCTCGTATTACCGCTGTGCGAGTGATCGGCGCTCTGCGCACCCGTAGCGGCACCGTGATCGTGAGAAGGAATTGCCCCAATCGCCAGTGTCACTCCTTCATTGCCGACAGCCGCTCCAAGAACTGTTCCAGCCGTTCCACTAATTGCAGCAGTGATTCGACTAGCTGCTGTACCTCCCATGTCATCTTTCCCAGCCGAAATTCTGCCTCTCTTATCTGCGAGGTTGAAAGTTGTTGATCCATCTCCTGATCCATGAGGGTAGGAAGCCGCAGAGGCGAGCGTATTCAGAGCGGCGTACGTCGTCCGTGAAATCGCCTGCCCGTACGAGAGCAACGCCCAGGAAGGGATCGATGCCGGTAAGTAATCCCATTCCAACGCCGAACCGAGTGGCACTGCGGGCAATTTTGAATCTGCGTCATTGGCCAGGTTCTTTATGTCCGACTGGACGTTGGGCGGATCAGTTAGCTCCGGATAGCGCAGTGCGTAATTAGTTGTGGTTCCCATTCTGCCTCGCGTCCGGTGACTTCCAGATCGTCACCAT